CCTTGTGTTGTTCTTTTGTAAGTTTCATAATTATTTCTTTTTGTTATTACAAAGTTAAAGAACTTTTTTAATTTACCAAACAATTCAATAAAAAACTTTAAAAAAATTAATCATAGTTTAAATTTAACTTTAACAAATCGTAATTAATTACTCCCAAATCATATATTTGTAATATGGAGTTAATATCACTTTCATTGCATTCAAAAACAAAACAAGTATCTTTGATTATCTTTTGAGAATCTTTGCAAAATTCTATTTGTTGTTGTTCTATCTCGTGTAACTTACCTTTAAAACGTCCCTTATCCTTTCTAAGACTTTTTAATTGAGTTCTAATAGATTCTACACAATTACTTTTATTTGTCGCTAATTCTTTATAATTCATTAGTAGTATTTTATTATATTGTCTCCTTTAAAAACATAATTAACGTTAAAGTGTACATTCAATAACTTTATTAATTGATTAATATTAACAGCTCGATAAATAAAAGGCTTTACACTCTTTAAACTAGGCTTTTTTAAAATCTCATCAATATAAACATCTAGCAACTCCATAACATTAGGATAACCAGAGTTAACAGAAATTAAATAGTATTCTCTAGTCATAAGCTTTTATATTCTTTTCTTATTTTATCCATTCTATTCGTTAACTCTTCTTTGATGTTAAACCATACTATCCATTCAATAGCTCCATCAATTAAAGCACTATCTACTGAACACATACGTTCACATAATTCTTTATAATCAGATAATAAGTTCTTTTTTCTTATGTCTTTAAAAAACTTCATACGCAAATATAATAAAAAAAGCGGACTAAACAAATAGACCGCTTTTATATTTTGTTGTTGGTAGATGTTATTTGTTTATTTTCCAATCAATTAAAGTTAATATAGTATCATGTTGGTCGTTACCTCTATCTTCTATCCACTTTTCTAAATTATTTTTTATCTGCTCGTCATTTCCTTTAATATGACATTCCCAACCTATTGAAGCATTAACATTATTTACCATAAGGTTTGACCCATCAATAGTTCTATCTATATTTACTTCGTTTAATTCATCCCACATATTTAAAGTTACAGTCGTCATAATTCTAAGTTTTAATTGTTTTGTTATTACAAAGTTAAACATTATTTGCAATTCACAAAACATTAAAACAAAAAAAATGCAAAAAAGTTTAATTTTCTGCATTTTTCACGATTTTTCAAAGCCCTACAAGTTAGATTTTTTAATTTGATTTGATTATTTAATTATTTGTAGGTGCGTATCAGTTCGCCAACTTTGCCGTGTTATAGTGTGTTACACTTTTATTCTTTTATCTCTTCATAACGTCTTAGTTTTGATTATTTTTAAGCTTTTTAATCCTCTATTGTTTCAGTTCTGATACATTGAGAGTAAACATGTCTATACTCTCTATAAACTTTTATTAACTCTATTACGTGTATTGTTACAGCTCCTGTTATAAATCCTAATATAAATTCCATATTTTTATTTTTTTATAAATTCATCTACCCAAACACTATATAAATCAACATTTAGATACTCAACTAAATAATTATGATAATCATGTAGTAATGTCTTAATGTCATTTTGCAGATTTTCAATTTGTTCAGGCTCAGAAATACAATGAATTATTCCTACTCCTACATCTTTATCTTTTAAATTTTTTAATATGATATCTTTTATTCTATTTGATTGCATAATGTCTAAATTTATCAGCTCTTAATTTAGCTAATTCTATTAAATTATCACAAGCTCCACCTGTTATACCTTTGTTCTCTAAATGTCTTTTAACATTCTTTAATAAAACACCTGTATTTATCATGTCAGATAAATATTGAATAACTGGATTTAAAACCTTTAAAGCTTCTGTTTTGTCTTCTTTTTGTAAAAGTTCTTTTAATTGTGTTGAGTTCATAATTATATTTTTTAGTTGTTAGTAATATTTATTTAATTAATTTGTAATTCTTAGCCATTATTGTATTTATTTTCTTAGCACTTTTAAAAGAATAGAATGGACTTTTAGCAGTATCAAAGCTAAAGCAAAAAGTACTTTGAAGTCTATTATGATTTGTAATACCATGGTCACTAACTCTTATTCTAACTTCATCTTGATAATCAGAATGTGTAAAATAAACTGATACACCATTTGTTTCAGAATAACCACAAATATTTATTTTTTCTTTTTTTATTCCTAAATCAATAAGTAAATCTAAAGCTGTTTTTACATTTTCTGATCTTTCATTTGTAGTTATAAATTTTTTCATAATTCTATTTTTTAGTTGTTTAATTCCTTATTGATACCCCAAAGTTACAAAAGATTTTTAAACTACAAAATAAAATCAAAGAAAATTTTAATTATTTATAGATTTATCTAAGAATATCTTATATGATGAATTACTTATTTCATAAGAATGACTACAACATTTACAAGTCATTTGTCTTTTTGGCGTTCCTTTAGCTGTCATTCTTAAAGAGTTATATTCTACATCTTCACTTCCACAACTAGGACAACTATACTTCCAGCCTCCATTCAATGTTCCTACGTGTGTATTTTGCTTAATGTAACTCTGTAATGTTAAATAAACATCTTCTAATACAACAACATCCATATCGCAATAATCAACCATTTCTTTTAATGCTTTCTTATCCCCTTCTACAACATCCTTCCACATATCAAAACCTCTATGCTTTATTTTAGCACCAACGCCTAACCATTGCGCAATAGTGTCTAGTTTATTATTAGGAAAGTTAAATCCGCTTTTAGCCTTCTTTAAAGTATCTAAAGTTCTATAATTAGGAAATAAAGGCAATCTATGATGCAAACATCTTGTTCTTATTTTCTTTAAATCAAACCTATCGCCATTATGAGCTATTATCTCGTCAGCTTCATTCATTACTTTTATAAATGATTTAAGCATATCTTTATCGCATTTATTATTATCCCACTTTAAAGAATACACTTTATCTTCATCTTGCCATTTGTAAGAAATACAAATTATCTTCCAATCTTCTATTACATTATCATAAGATAAATTTAAGTTATATCCAACTCTCCAGCTATAACATACCATTGGACTAGTTTCTATGTCAAAAAAAAGTCTTTTTATAGGTTGTAAATCTATATTTAAGTATTCTTTTAGTTGTTTTCTATCCAATATGTAATAGTTGTTTTTAGCTAATTTTAAACCTAATTTTTTAGCTATAAAAGGATTTAACTTAAAAGACCTCTTGTTAATTTTATCCCTTAGTTTTATATCTTCCTCACTTAATCTATACTGACCTGATTTAACTACATCTAACCCCATTTCTTTAGCTATATGAGGTTTTACTCTTACATTTCTTTTCATTTTAAAAAGTTTCTCGCAATATACAATAATTAGTTGAATAAAAAAAGCACTAACCTGCTTTAGATTAATGCTTTGGTTTATTATTATCAAAATACTTCTCCCAATATTCAGACTCAAAATCTTCTTTAAATTTACTCATCTTCTTTTAGTTTTAATAATACGTTATTTAATTTATGAACAACATCATCAGTTATAACTCCTAGTAAAACTTTATCAACACTATAAACTTTTCTACTTGCTTTGTGATTAGGGTTTCCTTGCTGGATGAATAATTCGTCTCCTTTTAAAAACAATTCGTCTAACAATGTAAAGCTATATAATACTATATATTTATAAACTCTCATAACCTAACTAATTAAATGTTTAACTTCTACTAAGTCTTTCCTAAAGTTGTTTAAAAATAGCTCTGCTGTTTCTTTGTTTTGGAAGGAGAATAGAGGTAAACAACTAAAATCATTTACATATATCTTAAAGCCTACTATGAAATGTAAATCAATAGAATAACCAGCGTAATCTTCAGAAACAACCCACCCATCACGGTAAACATCGCGCATTCTTAACAACTTAAATAACTTCAACTCTTCTTTACTTACTGCGAATTTACAGTTGTCCAACTCACTCGACAACTCTTTCTTAAACTCCATAGCTTGCAACTCTTGGATAAGTTTGTCGCGCTCTTCTTTTGTTGTTGGTTTTTGAAATACATTTAACCCCTTTATTTCTCCTTCAAATTTAGGGTATTTCTCAAAGAATACATTGAAGTTTCTATTGCGTATTACATCATCCCAAAAATAGCGTCCTTCTTCTGTGTCTTCAAAATAAAAACCAGCAAATTTACCTTCCTCAAAAACACTAACATCTCTTTCATTTCCTTGTTCTTCTTGACGTTCTAGCATCTTCTCTACTACTTCCTTTGGGAAGCCTTCTAATTGTCCTTTATACATAATTATTTGTTTTTTAAGTTATTGTATTCTTCTTTTAATCTGTTTACTAAATCTGTCATTAATGTTTTTTGACCTTTTAAATAATAACTACATAATATTTTATCATTGTTTGTATAATTAATTTCACCATAACAATCAACTCTATGATTGTAGTGATTGTGGTGTTTTAAAAAAATATCAAAACCATTATCTACAGCAAACAATTTGTAAACACAAAACTGCATTTCTATTGGTAGCTCTTCAAATACATCATACTTAACAGTTGTAAAACATTCTACATTTGTATATTTTTTATGATACCACTTTTCAAAATCTTCTTTAAACTCACTCATAATCTAATTTTTAGCTAATTTACAAAATATATTTAATTAAACAAGTTCTTCAACTTCTTTTTGTACCTCAAAGTAATTTGAAATGTTGTTAAATATAATTTTAAAATCATAGTTATATTGTAGTTCTCCATCAAAAGTTCTTAAGTAATGCAATACAGTAGCATGATTAACCCCTATTACATCACCTATCACTTTTAAAGAGCATGATGTTTGTTTTTTTGCAAAATACGCGTAAATTCTTTTAGTCATAACAAAGTCAACATCTCTACTTGTCTTTTTGTATGATTGAAATTCAACTCCAACCTCTCTACTAACAACTCTTAGTATATCTTCTAACTGTTCTTTTCTAAAGTTGTTAGCTCTAGCTGATTTTGTTTGTTTTAACTTCTTTATTAACTCTAATCTTCTGTTATTTAGATTATTTATTTCGTTTTCTGTTTTTATAATTTCCTCTAAGTTCATAATTTGTTTTATTTATTCCTAATTCTTTATTCAATCTTCTTTGCTCTTTATTGTAAATGTCATTAAAAGTAGTTGTGTAACTCTCTGTACTACCATATAAGCTAGTTTTTCTTTTATCTTTAGGTAGTTGTTCAAGTATATCTTTTAATGCTTTAGTATGCGATTGTTCTCTCATCACATCGAGTCTCTACAAAATTCTATCTTATCTTTAATAGAGTTAAAAACTTCTTTATCTAAATCTTTGTGATTTGTAAGTTCAGGGTAAAGTTCATCTATTCTTTTAACACTCCATTTGCTGTAACCTCTTAAGTACTTCTGTTCAAATGCTCTATTGCAAAAGTCTTTAACAAAAATATAATGTTGATAGTTAGTTGTTTGTTTTATTTCTTTTAGTATTTCTTCAACTGTTTTCATAATTCTAAATTAAATTAATTTAATCATATTATCCTCATCAACGACTTTCTTTGTCTCAGCAGAATAAACGCTAACATCTGTTATTATGTCTTCACTTGTATTAAACGCCATGTTAACAGTAATTTGTTTGTCTTGTTTCTCTTGAACAATACCTATCCATCTATAATTTTCATCTGCAAAACAACCATTATTCATTTCAAATGATTCACTTAAATTGTTTTGTAACAAATCATATAAAGTTGTTTGCTCTAATTGTCCTTTTTCGTTTTTAAAATAAATTTCCATAATTTTTAGTTTTAAACAAAGTTAAAAATAATATTTAATTTACAAAGTATTTTTAACTTTTTCTTTTTTTAATTAGTTCAGCTTCTCTAGTAGCATAGTCAACAATCTTTATCATATCTTCGTAATCTTGTCCCTTATCTCTTAACAGATACTTTAGTATGTTAGCCTCTTGAAAGTTTAAATTCCAATGTTCAGCTAAGTCTATTACATCCATGCCGTTAACTTCTCTTGATGCGTATCTTTTTGGTTTTGTATTAGTTTTCATTCAAATTAATGTTATTTCAATTAGTTTGCGTTATTTATCATTCAGCCACTCAAAGTAAGCTCTAGCAATTCTACTACTTTTAAAGTTGTAATTTCTAACTCTTAAATAAGTTAACCACTTATTAAAGTCTATTCTGTTTGTTGGATAAACTGTCTTCATAATGTTTTGTTTTTACTAAGTTACAAATAATTTATAAACTTACAAGTGTTATTTAGTTATAAGTTTTTTAAAGTTATCTTTTAGTTTTATTATATCCTTAAACTCTTTTACTGTTTTTAGTGTGCTTATCATAACTTAATCGTGTTTGTTGCCTGTTACTATTGAATCTACGCAGTCTTGTTGACATAACGGTATAAGATGCAAATCATAAATCACCTCAACACAAAAAGAACCATCATCATACATAACATAACTATCTTCTGTTGTGAAATCTTTAAATGAACCTTCTTCAAAAGACAAAACATCCCCCTCATAAATCTCAATTCCATTCTTATCTCTTAATCCAGTGAATTGACAAACTGTTTCTGGGATTACTTTAAATCTCCTTATAGTTTTATCTATTGGTATAATAAAACTTTCTTTTCTGTGGAATAAATAATAACCATAAACACACTCACCGTTATCTACTCTTTTAGCTTTAAATTTAATTTCTCTATTCATAATCTTTAATTTTATTCAAAGTTAACAATTATTTTTAATTACACAAAAAAAACCTACCAAAATTAATTGATAGGTTTTTATTTATGACTAAACTTTTAACTGTTAATAGTGTTTAGTTCTATTCTTATTTATGTTGTATGTAATACATGTGGCAAAGTTCGTAAATACTTGAGCAACCTTTATTTAATGTGAGAGTCGCTAATAAAACTCATTACTACGATTTTTACATATATTACAATTATTTAATAAACAAATTTATTCTTCTTCATAAAATCTTAATTGCTCTTGTATTTCTTCATCATTAATGAACTTAGCATCTTGCCAACCTTCAATTATTCCAAACTTAAAAGAAAGGAATATAAAGTCTTTTACAAATTTACAAAATCTCATCATCTAACTTCTATTTCTTCAAAAAAACATTCGTTAAAGTCTATTAACTCCTCCCATCTATCATAATATTCAATGTGTTCACTTAATAAACCGTAATCATCATCACTATCTTTATATTCAGGTTCTTCAAGCATATAAGGGTAACGGTGGTATGTAAACTTCTTGTAAAAATCTTTATACATTTTCATCACATCATTAAATCTAATAACATAACTTTCAGCTAAAGCCTTATCTTTAGTTACAAAAATATTATTAACAGTAAAGTCATCAAAAGAACCTATAGAATATCTAACTATATACATTTTATTCCTCATCATTCTTAACTGTAACTACTATTTTCTTCTTTGTAACCTCTTCTTGTTTCTTATCAGCTAGTCCTAAATCACGTGCTATTATATTAGCATTATAAGCTCCTACGCTTGCCCCTTCAAACTTTTGGTTATAGATAATATTCTCTATCTCTTCTATGACTTCGGAAAAATTATTATCACAAGTCTTCTTGAACTCATTGAAATACTTAGTGTTAACACCTAAAAATATACATAGCCCAGTCATTGTAAAAGGTGGTGAAGTAGGTATTCTAACCTCAACAACCTCACTACCTTTATACTCTACTTTCTCCCATGCTCTATTGCTTTGAAATTCAAAATACTCATAACAAGCATCTCTCATTATTTCTGGAGTTGCAAATATTTTATCTCTACCGTGTTTTGTTCTTCTTTTCCAAAACTGATTATCTTTAGGTGCCGCCATAATCTATAATTTTAAATCTTCTACTTTAGTTCCATTATTTATAGCTAACATTTTCAAAGCGAAACTCTCAGAAATAACACCTTGTTTTTTATTCTCTTTATATTGTCCTCCTTCTTCTATTGATACAGCTACTTTAAAAACATCTAAACTATCTAACAATAAAACCCAACTACTAACTTTACTAACATAGTAAACATTGTTATCATTTTCATTTAAAAACATTCCTGAACTTGGATAATTGCTTAAATTATAAGTATCGCTTAAATCTACTTTAACTTTTTTTAATTCCATTTCTTATTAGTTGTTTAAAATGTTAGTAATATTTGCTTTAATAGACTCAAGTTTGTGAAGCTTTTTATAAGTGTTTTCTATTGTTCTATTTGCTTGGTGTTCATACCCAAATAAAACCAATGTATATAATGATACTAAACGTTCAACAATAAACTTAACAACATGAATAGGTAAAAATAAAGTTTCTGTTATTATATATAAAATCCTAAATATTTTCATTTTTATAATTATTTAATTTTCAATTAGTTAGTTTCATTCTTACAGTACGAAAACAAAACTATTTTAAAGGCTTATTAGTTTTATAATCGTTTCTATCAAACCATCCTATATTTAATAACTTCTTATATTCTTGCATAGGTTGATAAACTACCCAACACGTAGACCAAAATACAATTAAAAAAACTATTGTTTTATTTATGTAATCTTCTATTGTAGGTAGTAAAAGAATATAATTAATAAAAGGTAATATTAAAAATGTTATAGTAAGTAGTTTAAATCCTAAGCTTTTAGTTTGTTTAAACCATTCTAAGTATGTAGGTGTTTTATTGTTCATATATCTATTTTTCTTGAAAATAACTTTTTATTATGTGATTCAACTCTTCTCTTTACAGCGTTTAATTCATCTAGTAAACGCATATTATCTAACTTTAAAGTGTTGTAACTTATAATCAACTCATTATAAGCTTCGTGTCTTTGTGTTTCAGAAAATGTTTTATATTCAAAGATTGATTCCTTAACTTTTATAAGCGATTCACTATTGATTAAATCTTTAAGTTTTCTGTTTTCCTTTCTTAGCTCCTTTAATTCAATAGCTTTACTTAACGGATAGTTATTAATTAATTCTTCTTTTTGTTCTTCACGCATTATTTTTAGTTTTAGTTTGTTCTTCTTTTATATCTTTTATATAATCTCTTACAATAGCGCAATGTTCATACATTTCAAATACTTCTAACTGTTCTAAAGTAGCTTGTAAAGATAGTAAATGTATTTCTATTCCTAATCCTATATCTTGAGTTAACCAATCGTAAAACTCTTCATTAGTCATGTTACCTAATAACATAGGCGGTCTAATAATTTCGAAATATAAATCTTCTAAAGCCATTTAATCACATTTAAAAGGGTTATCGTCAAAATTATATATAACACGGCTTAAACGCTCTCTTAGAGACTTTAAACTATGTTCGTCTTCATCTATTTTATATTTATCAGCAAAAAGTCTAACAACTATTGACATATTAATCTTTTCTTTTCCTTTATGTTCTTGACCCCATGCGTAACAACCACGCCAAAAAGCATATAAAGAAGTATCAAGCCAATTTATTTTATCAATAGTTTTCTTTGAGTGACTCATAAAAATAAACAAAGACTAAGGTAATGAATGACCTGTATGATTAAACATAAAAAGATATAAGAACTAAACACTTTTAAGTCTTTGTTATTGCAAATATAGTGAAAATTTAGTTAACTTTTAAAGTTTTATCCAACCAAGTTTTAAAATTCTTTGCCTTAGATTATTCAATACTTTTATTTCTTCATTATTTATGTTTTCTTCTAATACTTTAGTATCTTCTGAATAACCTTTTAACCAACCTTTTATAACTCTATTATTATCCCAGTAATCTTCATCTTCTTTTCCTTCCTTGTATGTAATACTTTCTGTATCTCTCCATATACTACCATCCTTATTTAAAAGTATTTGAAAGTTAAAAGTTCCACAATCTGTCATACATGAATAATAAGCTGTTGTATTATCATTTTTAACTTCTTTTTTAGGCACTAAGTCATATTCTACCCCATCTATTATAATTGTTTTCATAGTTTACTTTGTTCTTTTAAATATTCTTCATAGTCACTAAACGAAAAGTTTTCGTTTTCATCGTTTTCAAATTCAATACACATTGAACACATACCGTTAGTTAAGTGATGTATATCAAATTGACATCCGCAATCTATACACTGTTCATTCATTTTTTTCTAATTTTAATTTACAATTTTGATAAAAATCTACTTCATAAAAATCTAATGATTTAGTTTTTAAAATAAAATCACAAACTAATATAGATATATCCCTTGTCATTTTATTATTCATGGTAGAAAATTTATCTTCGTTACGAATTAAAGTTTCTTCAACTTCAAACAAAATATCGGTCGTTTTTCTATCAATATCTTTACCATTAAACTTATTAACTTCTTCAAATGATGCCATAATTTTTTAATATTTTATTTTTAAAAGTTGGATGTTTAACTTTTTCCTTTTGCCTTATAATCTCACAATATTCTAAAATCGTGTAGTTATTTTGTTTTTCTATTTTTAGCACACCATCAAATAAAATGGTGTGCTTTTTATTATCTATTAATAACATTTTTGTTTTCTTTTATCTCCTAATGTATAGTTTTTAATCGCTTGGTATATCTCTTTTTTAATATACTTTAACCCATGAATCTCAATCATTTGCTTTCCGTATTCAGTTGATAAATGTTTTTTTACTTTTTGTTTTGCTATTGCATTCATATCTATTTGTTTTGTTGGCACAAATATACTACAATATATTTAATATACAACTACAATACTATTTTATTTAATTTTTGTATGTACTTCGGGTCAGAAGCATATCCTAACTCATATAAAAAGTCATAATAATCACCGCCTTTATATTTGTACTGTATCCAATTTTTATAGGCGTGGCAACTTTCCATCCAATTATCAAATGTTTCTAATTTATGATTTCTAGTTAATCCAAATAGATTATTTCTAACTCTACAAGAATATGACTTAAAATGTCCAGTTTCTAATATAGCTTGCTTAGTAACTATGTCCGCGTGTTTAACTCCTATTTGTTGTAGGTAGTTGTAAACGCTGTCAGTTGTTTGAGCTGTTGCGAATATAGGTATTATAAACGCTAATTTAAAAAGGTGTTTCATCTTCTAATTGTTTGGTTATTATTTCTGTTATGTTTGTAGTCATTTCTTTAAGTTGTTTAAATGACTTTCTTTTTCTATAAACGATAAATCCATTATTATAATTAGCACATTCTTTTAACGGATAGTATCTATTATTTATAATTTGCGGTAATCTGAATAGTTTTTTATACTTCCATCCGAAAATAACACCCTCAAAAATAAACCCTTTCTTAAACTCTATTGTTGTATTTTTATTCATAGTTTTATTTGTTGGTTTTTAGTTAGTTACACTTTATCTTGTTGTGAAATTACAACAATAGGCTACTTTATTCGTTTGTTACCCACCATTTAAAACACGAACCTTTACAGGGTTTCCAGTTTTAGGGTGTATAGCAGGTACAGGGCATCCAGTTCTTGCTTTTCCGTGATAACCGCATTCGTAGCATCCTCCACCATCACAACCAGTACAAGTATATGTATAAGAGTAATGATATACGACTTCACCCATAAATTCAAACCACTTATGCCTTCTATCAAGTTTTAGTTGTTTAACAGCATCATCCACAGTATCAAAAACGGTGGGTAACACTGTATATAATTCAGGCTTATTTTGCCCATTTTTTCCATCTGTTTGCTTATTCATAATTTTGTTTTTATCTGTTTTTTGTATCTCATTCACGCCCGAAATCATATACTCAACGTTAGGTGTAATTAAATGCTTTGTTCAATGCTTTTTAACTCACTTTCTGAAACAGTTCCTTTTCCTTTACAAAATCTACAGTTAACTAAGTCGTAAAGTGCTTTTTTATTATCTGCGTAATGTTTGGTTTTTCCCTGTTGGCAATTGTTAGGGCATTTAACTACACCTAACAATGTATATAATTTATTGCTTTTTTCGTTCATTTCTCTAAGATTTCTAATTAACATTTTTACATTTCCTTTTTTCATATTTTTATCATTTTAACACGCAACAAACCATATACAAATACGTTATGTGGCATTTACCCCATACCCACGGTTAATCCTATCAATCAAAACTTTATCGTGTTCAAAGTCGCAATCTTCTGTATCCCAATCAAGTTCTTTTTCTATTTTATCGCCATCTTTTGTTCCCCAAATAAAGAATGAACCTCTCAATCCGTTTGCTCCGTTTGTCTTACAAGATACAATCACTTGATTATACCCTTCTATTGGTTTTTCAAGTTCATAAAGTTTTTGAACCGCATAACCAGATTTTCTTTGCATAAGTTGTGTAAACATAATATAACGCCACATAACAACGTATATAAAACATTGCTTTAGTGGTCTTTTTTAAGTTTATTAATAATTAAATTTTTGTATTTATCTGTTAAGTTTCAGTTTGCAACGTTTCATATACAAACCGTTATACACCATTAGGTTTAGTGCGTATAATCCAGTTAACCATATCTTTGTAATTAATACTTACCTTCTTCTCAATACCTGTATCTAAATCCTTAATTATAGTTACGTTATTTTCGTAATCTACCGTTATTTCAAATCTATTCATAATAAAAACGCCCTATAACAATGGCTAAATTTAATTGCCACAGGGTCTTTGTTTAAAAATTAATGCTTAGTTTATTCGTCACTCAACGCTATATCTATTGCCATTTCTACATCGTAATGATGTATTACATAAGACCCAATAGGTGTATAAGGGTAAACTTGCAACCTAACACAAGTATCTAGTTCAATCATTTTAGCCCATACATCATTACTAATTTCCTCTCTATCCTCTGGCTCAATGTGTTGTTCAATAGTTTCGTAGTAATTCCTATGGTTGTTTATGTCAATAGAAATGCTACATTTTGTATTTTTAATTAAGTCTTGTAATTTCTTCATGTTTCTGTTTTTAAATCCGTAAATAAACTACCAATATACAAGTAACGTTACATAAAATTCAACTTTCTACAATATCTATAATACTGTAACAAGTCTCTAGTTTCAATTAACACTTTTAGCTTATTAGCTAACTTGTCGTGTTTCTTTTCTTTTAACAAATTTAGTAATTCAAATTCATTTAAACAAGTAATTTGCATATTTTTATTAATTTGTATTATCCAATCTTTTAAATACTCATCAAAATTATGTAATCTATTTAACTGTTCTATCAAATCTGTATAGTCAGCTGGTGTTATTTGTTGCATAGTTCTAATTGTTTTTGTAATCTAATTATCTCTATTTGATAAGATGATATCTCTTGTCTCATTGTTTTAACATCGTTCTCCAAATCATCATTAAAATTCAATAAGCTTTGAATCATAATACTAGCGTTATTAATACTCCAAAACATTTTTTTAGTGTCGTCAGGCATACGCTTAAATAATTGTTCGTTTGTAAACAAAGGAGCACCGTCAGAATCAACTTCAAATTTACCATATTTTTTTAAAATATTTTCTTTCGTAATAAAAAGTTGATTTTTCAAGAAAATAACATCACTTATTTTAAGCTGTTTTAAAATAATACTTGGGTTTTCTATTATTCTTTTTGTAAAACTATCCAAACTCATAATTAAAAAGGGTCTATTCCATTATCAACGTCCACTAACATATCATCAAAATTAATGTTTGGTTTAATAATTTGTTTAACTTCTTGCTTTATTATTCTTGATGGTCTTAAATCTTCAAGAGCATCTTGTTTATTATCATTGAAAAATGTTGAAGGATTTAAAATATCAATATCAACATATTTATAGCCTAATCCTTTATTAAATTCAAAACATAAAGGCGAGTCTTTCATTGTTTGACCTCCTCCAGTCTCTGTATCTTTAACTTTTACAACTTCCAATTGTGTAAACCACTTTAAATGTTCATGGTTTGTTAACCTATGCCACACATGGAAGTCATCAGCCCTACTTGCCCATTGTTGCCCACCTTCAATATGAGATTTAATAGGAGGCATAACATACCCACTTAACTCGTGGTCTTTTGGATATTGCCTCCTAGAAGCTTCTGTAACTGTATGAGCAGAAACATAAACACTTTTATTAGTATGATTACAAAATTGTCTAATATCATTTGATATTCTATAAGTACTTTTAGTTGTTCCAAATTGTTCCTTATGTTCTAAACCATTTAAAGGGTCTACAAAACAAATATCACTTTGTGTGTCGCTATATAAGTCTAATAGTTGTTTATGATTGTATAATTCTCCTCTATCTATCCAATTAAAATAATTCTCAATAATCAATTTTCCTTTTTGAACTTGAGTATATGTTAATTCTGTTAATTTAGAACCATAATACATTTGTATTAGTTTCCTTTTTTGCTGTTCTGGTTTATTTTCTCCACTCCAAATGTCTATTTTGTAATTGTATTTTAATGCTAAAACTAAAAAATACCATAAATAAAAATCTGTTTTACCTACATTATCAATCCCTATACCTAAGTTAAATTGACCTTTTTTAAAAGATAGATGATTATCTACATTTTTAATTCCTATTCCTTGACCTTGTGGAATCAACCCGTTATAATAGTCGCTTAAATATTTTTCTCCGAAATCTGTTTTTAAAAATGCCATTAGTTATTGTTTTTGTTATGTAACTCTTTAAGCTTTTTTAATTGCTCCTCATAAATCTGTTGTTTAGTCTTTGGTTCTTCATTTGGTTTTTGATACCATTCTGATTTGAAACCAGACCAACTTTTAATAACACAAAGTTCTAAAATCTCATTGACCGTTGCGTTTGTTTTTTCTAGTTGTTTAACAAAAGAATTGAAAGCTGTTTGACTATTTGTTGCTTTTTTTGTTTTTCTAACCTTTAACCATTCAGAAGCTAATTGTTTATCTGCTCCTAATTTTAAAAGAGAATTATAAAAACTAAAAGGCAAAGACTTATTTTCATCTTCTTCTTTAGTTTCTATTTCATCTTCTACTTCTACTTCTACTTTCGAAACCATACCGAAACACTTTAAAAGGCTTTCGAACCCTTTCGAAGGATTAGATTTACAAACTGTAATAGTACTGTCTTTCAGCTCTTTAGGTAAATTATTGTAAATATCTATTGCTGACTTCTTCATGTTTGTATTAAATTTCTGATGTTTCATAAAATTAATAAGTATAACATAGTTATTAATGTATTTTACTTTATTAACCTTTTCGAACTCTTTCAGACCCTTTAAAACATCATCTTTTTTTAAGCCAGTTTCAAAAGAAATTTTCTTAATTGAAGATTCATAAATACCTAACATATTAGTTTTTTCATTTGTAACTAAATACAAAAACAATAACTTATGATTAGGTGTTAAATCCTCTATAAAAGGGTCTGACCAGAAAGCAGTTGATACACTTCTTAATTTAGACATTATTACCTCCTTCTTTAGCTTTGTTAATTTCAGTACGTAATGTTTTAGCAAACTTTATAGCTGTTGGTATGTCTAAACATATAGTTATACTTTGATTATCTGATTCTGTATGAATAACTATATCTTCTTTTGTTGAATTACAAAATGTTTTTATAGCCGTATGTTCACAATCACACGCTAAAAATTTTAAATCTATTTTTGCACTCATAATAATTAACAGTTTTAATTATAAACTGATAAACTTTTAATTAAATAAAAAATCCATTAAGATTTGGCTGTTGTGGAATTCGCCTCGTCCTAATGGATTTTATTATAAATTTCTTATGTTTTTGTTAGTTAATGAATTCCACTAAATTAACTACAAAGCAAATATAGTAAAAATATTTTAAAGTTTTAAAGTATTTCTAAAACATTCTAAGTTATTTAACATGATTTTGTATTCTTTCGATTGATTTATCAAAATAGTCTTTATCTAACTCACAGCTGTTAATTCAAAACCTAAGTTGTGACAAGCTAAAGCGATGCTAGCACTACCTAAATGCGTATCTAATATCTTATCGCCTTCTTTAGCGTAGTTCATTAAAAGCCATTCGTAAAGTTTAACTGGTTTTTGCGTTGGGTGAAACCTACCACCATTTTTGTTATTATCAGCTAACGCACCACCTCTGCTAAAATCAAAAGTTCGCATTGCTTTATTCGTTTCAGAATACCAAGCTAACTCACCATCTGCTAAACTAAAATCTCTTTGCATCTTATTCCATATTATAAAGCTATTAGAGTAATCCCAAATAAAAGGAAAATAATTACCACCCCAAATAATTTGTTTTTTAGAAACTCTAAACAGTTCTTTAAAATATTCGTCTTTAGGTATTTCGCTATCCCATTCAGTTGTTTTATATTCCTTCCAACCCCTACCAGCTTTACTTTTTCCATTAGCTTTCTTTCTACTTTCTGCTGCTGCGTTTTGAGATTTATCCGCATCAATTCCGTATGGAGGGTCTACAATAGCCAACTCAAAATGATTATCAGGATAACGAGCCATTAACTCCATGTTATCATCTTGTGTAATTGTTATTTTATCTGTTATTTTCATAGTTAAAATAAATTTAATTTATTGTTGTTTATTTTTCTTCTTTAACAAAAACTCCATCTTTCATAGTTCCCTTTCTTTTACTTATAACATCATAAGCAGTTTCAAGACAATCTAAAGGGGCTAATCCTTGCATTTCACAACCTATTAATATAGTTACTAATATATCTCCAAAGCCGTCTTTTATTTCTTCTCTAGTGTTTTTTTCTTTTCCTTGAGCATTTACATATTGCATTACTCCATTTTGCTTCATCATTAAAGCATCTCTAGTTTCTTCTACTTCTTCAATAGTCTTTTGCATTTGAGTTAAAGAAGTAGCTTTTTCAAGTATTCCTTTTTCTTTTGCCCATTCAATGACTAATTCATTTAGTTTTTTAAAGTCTTTCATAGTTTGTTTTTTATAAATTTATACCTCAAAGTTAACAAACTTTTTTAAGTTCACAACATTTTTTAAGTTTTTTTATTTTTTAATTAAATTTATACATATATTTGTGTAGCTCTTTTATTCTGAGCTTTATTCATAATTTTAGTTTTGACCTCCTTACTTTATATGTAGGGAGGTTTTTTATTTAAAATATTTTTGCATATTTAAAAAATAGTTTTAACTTTGCTAAAAATTAAATATATAAATTATGGAAACAAAAGGAAAACACACAGTGCCTTTATTAGGTATTAAGCGAAAAGAATTACTAGATATAACTGGTTATAGTTATTCTACTTTGAACAAACATATAGATAATGGTTATTTATCTTTAACTGTATCTGATGTTGGTAAAATAGC